ATGAATGTATTCACGGCAGCCATGCAAGAAGATATGGCGGCACTGAATAACATGGGCAAGGAAGCAAAAAAGTAAAATTGCCGTTGGCAACTTGGATAAGGGGGTTTGTTTTAGGCGTTCTAAAGCAATCGCCACTATCACTTGATGAGTTTACAATGGCGGCCGTATTTGATGCCTACATAGGCCACACAATAGGCGAAAACATAAAGGCACGCACGCAATGGGAAACGGCAAGATTTGTTTCTTTTGTAACCTTGAAAAGTGCAGGTAATAAAAGGATGCACAAACCGCAAGATTTGATTAAGTTTGACTGGGAACAACAAGACGACAAAAAAGGCACTGGAAACAATGCTTGGACAAAAGAAGAAATAGAACAATTGAAAAAACAAAAACCAAACTGGTTCAAATAAAATGGCAAGAAAGCAGATAAACATCCGTGCAGGTTTTGACTTAGCTGCATTTTCAACATCAAGTCAAAATTTAGAAAGAAGTCTAAAACAAACTGCTGCAAAAATGAAGTCAATCGGCACCACAATGTCGATGTCTATCACTGCGCCATTAGTCGCAATGGGTGGCTTAGCCGTAAAAACTTTTGCAAGTTTTGAGCAATCAATGGCAAAGGTTAACGCGGTAAGTGGGGCAACCGGTGCAGAATTTCAAGCATTAAATAAACTTGCATTAGATTTAGGATCAACAACACGATTTACTGCGGCGCAAGTTTCTGACTTAATGTTGAACTATTCAAAGTTGGGTTTTTCAGCAGGCGAGATTGAAAAAATAACCGGCGCAACTTTAAATTTAGCACTTGCAACCGGTGAAGATTTAGCAAAAAGTGCTGAGGTTGCTGGTAGTACATTGAGGGCGTTTGGATTAGATGCAAGTGAAATGTTGCGTGTTACTGATGTAATGGCAAAGTCTTTCAGTTCATCGGCACTTGACTTAAATCGTTTCAGCGAATCAATGAAATACGTTGCACCAATTGCGGCAAGTGCGGGCATTTCAATTGAGGAAACAAGTGCAATGCTTTCCATCCTTGCAAATAGTGGCATAAAAGGATCGCAGGCAGGTACATCATTAAGGCGTATTATTTCAGACTTAGGATCAACAAGTGGCGGAACTGCAAAAGCAATTGAAAATTTAACAAAACAAGGGTTAAATCTTGCCGATGCAAAAGATGAGGTGGGGCGAACCGCACAATCTGCGCTATTAATTTTGTCAAAAGGGGTTGATCAAATCAAACCATTAACGGCTGAATATGAAAATGCTGCTGGTTCTGCACAAGCAATGGCCACAATAATGGACAACACACTGGAAGGTGCAATGTTTAGAATGAAATCTGCAATTGAAGGTGCGGCAATTTCATTTGGTGAGATGTTGGCACCGGCGGTTAATAAAATAACTGTTCTTGTCGGAAACCTTGCAACATATTTTAAAAATTTAGATCCAGAAACAAAAAATTTAATTATTAGAATTGCAGGCGTTGCAGCCGTTATTGGGCCGTTAGCAATTGCGGTTGGGGTTTTGTCTTCTGCATTGGCCTTTTTAATTACTCCGGTTGCATTAGTTGTTGCCGGTGTTGGAGGGCTTTTGTTTCTTTTAAGTGGTGGAATAGATACACTTTCATCAACTAAAAAACAAGTTAAGGAACTGAGCGAAAGCATGAAGGTCTTAGCTGATGCAACAAAGAAATCAACTGAGCAAGTAAGCACAGAAACGGGTGTTGTAAAGTCTTATTTTGACGCTTTAAGAAAAACAAATAAAGGTTCAATAGAAAGGGAACAATTAATTAATTCAATTAATGCAACTTATGGAACAACCTTAAAAAACTTAGAAGATGAAACCGCATTTGTTAAACAATTAGATGGTACTTATGAAAACTTAATTGCATCGTTAAAAACAAAAATAAAATTATCACTAAAAGAAGATGCGCTTACCGATTTAATAAAGATTGAAGAAGGTATTAATTCAGTTATTTCAGTACTTCAACAAAGACTCCCAGACCAAAAAAGCATGGGGGCATGGAAGGAAATGAATAATGAGTTGAATAAGCAATATATTCTTCTTGGTGACAACAAAAAAGCGCAAGATGCAATACTGAATGAAAGTTTTTTTAATAAGGTTGCAGGGGAAGCTACAAAGGCAACCGGCGCAATCGGTGGTGTAACAAAAGAAACAGAAAAGGCAGCAGAAAAAGTACTAAAACTTTCAAGAAATTGGAAGGGATTAGGCGATATTTTAGAATCAATGAGGGGTTCAAAAGGCTTTGATCCTAATATTCAACTTGATTTAAGCGGGATTGTAGTTGATACAGACACAAGCAAAATATTGTCTGATGCTCAAGAGTTAGGCAAAGAAATGGGATCTGCTTTAAGTTCTGGATTGCAAGCATTAGCAACAGAGGGTTTAACGCAATTTGGCGAGTTCTTAGGCAATGTAATAAGTGGAGGTGACATGACTGTGCAAGACTTTGGTAGAGGCTTGTTGGAGTCAATTGGTAAGTTTATGAGTCAATTTGGTGAAGCCATGATTGCAATGGGTATTGCACAAACAATGTTAGATGCAGCAATAAAAACTGGCAATGGCCCACTTGCTATAATTGGCGGTATTGCATTAGTTGCAGCAGGGGCAGCAATATCAAATCTAAGTAAAAAAGGAATAGACAAAAGTGGAGGTATGGATTCATCTTTTTCAGGTGGCGGCAATTTTTCATCCATGAGCGGAATAGGTGCCAATATGCAACCAATAGTTCTTGATACAAGAATAAGCGGCCGTGACATGATAATTACACAAGGAAGAGAAACACAATTTAAAAGATAATGCTATTATTTACAAGCGATTTAAAAAGTTTCAACGGCAAGAATTACAGAGTCGATTTCCATTCAAATACATACATCGGAATTGATACGCCAATTATAGGCGGTGCCGGTAGTGTTATTTATGTAAGTGAGGATTGGACTGATTATTTAGAGGTTGGGCAAGACTTATACCTTTACACCGGAGATTTAGCAACTGGCACAACTTTATTTGATGCCTACAAAGCAAGAGTTGAAGCGGATGGGGGTGTGGTTGAAAATGACCTTTGCACAATTGGTTTTTTGTCAGAAAGAAAAAATGGTGCGGTTGTTTCATTCACTTATAATTCGGCTTTAAATAGAACAGAAATCACACTTAGTGGATATACTTACACAGACCAAACACTTGTAACAAATAACACCGATAGTGTTAATAGTTTCATCCCTACATTTAGCCCACTTTTAGTTAGTTTAAATACACAATGGGATACAGATGGAACCATTATGGATTCGTTGATGACATCATACAGTGATATCACATATTCAAATCCAAGTGAATACGCTTACTTTGATCGGTTCTTTGACAAATACAGAGAATCCGATGATAGTGATATGACAGTTGCAATTTACCTTGAAGATGCTTTGCATTGGGCCGGTAATGTGATTGTTGATTTAATTGAATGGGAAAACATAAGCAAGCCAAGACCGTACACCATTCGTGCAATTGATGGAATTGATAGACTTAAAGATGTTTTCTATGATGGTGACTTGCTTAATTTAGGTAAGATAAAAGTAATAGATGCCATTAAAAATATACTTGCACAAAACGCCTTAGAATCGTTTTGGGACAATTCACAAGACTACATTCGTGAAAGTATAGAATACAAGAATTTGGCGGTTGATGGGTGGAATGTTAGTGATAGTATTTTGGACTATACTTATATTCCTGAAAACTTATTTGTTAACAAAGAAAGTGACAAAAACGAAAGCGAGTTTCTAACTGGGTACGATGCTTTAAAAGGAATCTTAGAATTATTTAGTGCAAGAATAGTACATTGCGAGGGGGCTTATTACATCCATCAAATAAGAAATTATGATGGAGGGGGGAACTTTTACATTAGGGATTACAACAAATTAGATAACACCTATAATCTAACTGCATACGATTTCAATAATACTTCACTTCGTATTCTTGGAGGTGGCAAGTTTGGATATTTATTTGGGGCCAAGAAATCAGAAATAGAAATAAAGGGCGGCAAAATTACTTCAATAGTCGGAAGCATAGATGGTGATCTTGATGTTGGTATATCTTCTGGGGTTACTAAGTTAAGCAAAAGAAGTTTAAGAACTTCACCATCAATTGCGTTTTACGATGCAGAAATAATTTATGAGGTTGGTAATATAAAAGGGGGCATAGAATTAGGGAACACAATCAATTTTAGTTTGGTTGCAAATGCTGGAGTCATTAACGCTTTAAAACAATACAAGTTAAAAATGCGCTTAGAGGTTTTAAGCGGTAACAAGTTTTTAAAAGGTGGCAATGGAATTCCGCCATATTGGGGTGAGGATGTTGCAACTACTACAAATAGATATTGGGAACAAGAAATTGATTCACTTGTAAACAAGGCGCCAAAAACATATAATTTTAGAACCCCAATAATACCTTATGATTTAAATGATTGCCAAATTGTAGTGTCTTTTTATGCTTATCAATATGTAGGAACATATTCTTCTGCTTTATTTGTTTTCGAGGTTTCTAAATTAGCTTTGTATGTACCGGCGGCAACTGATAGTAATTCCGATTCAGAATTTATTTCAGTTGACAATATAAATTCAAATTACACAAAAGACTTAGTTCTTAGTCCTTTGATTATTTCCGAAAGCAGCCCATTAGTAAGTGTGTCAATTTTAAGTGTTGACGAAAATTACAACACTACACCCGAGAGTTTGGTAACGGTTAGCACTTGGGATGGTTCATTTGACCTTGAAGGTTCGCTTTCAACATTAAGAGTATTGGAGGCAATGAGTTTGCAATTTCGACCAATTGAAAAGTACATGGGCGGTGTTGAAGGTTTTTATTATCCTATTCAAACTTTAAACTATAACAACAAGAAATATGCTGCACTAAACATTCAACACAATTATGACACGGATGAATACAGTGGAGATTGGTTTGAAGTAGCAACGGCAAGAACTGGATTATCAAGTGGCACACAAGGCGGTACATTTGGTGAGCAAGGCAAGGATCAAGAACAAGATTATATGTTTGACACATTTGTTCAGCAGAATAAAGTTGCAACATTAGATGAACTATTAACCGCCGGTTCAATTAACACTATACCATTGCAAGACTTTGATTATGACGATTTGCGAAAAGGTGATGTGCTTTATATTCTTGATGCAGAAACAAAATTAAAGGCCGGTGAATTTGTTGTGTTAACAACACCAAATGCAATAGACACATCAATAGCGGTGGAAACAATAACAATTGATTATGATATTCCTGCAGGTTGTGATGTTGTTTTTGGATATAGACAAACAGTTGTTGCCGAAAGGGTTCGTGCAAACATATTCCAAATGAAAGGCAATGCAGCAGATCCAGAACTTGGTGATTATTTGCTTGAAGGTGAATTTATATTTCACGATAAACACGCATTCTACAAGAATCCAATTGATGGATTCCTTTACAAATTCAACGGTGCTAAAGTCAACCCTTAATGCCATCAATGCCAAAAAAGGTGTATGGATTTACACCACAGAAGCAAAACAAGCAGGCAGAGCAAAAGAACTGGCTGAAAGATAAGGAACACGAAAAGTTCTACAATTCAAGGGCGTGGCGGCACCTATCTTTAAGCTACAAAATGAAACACCCAGTGTGTGAAATGGAAGATTGCAACCAACCATCATATTACACGGATCACATCATTCCAATGTCACAAGGTGGCGATGAATGGAATGAAGATAATTTTCAGGCATTATGTAAAAGTTGCAACGGTTCTAAAACCGCGAAGCAATCTTCAAATAGCATTGCTATACAAAGAATGTTAAAATAATTACAATTAAAAGGAAAGTACTTTTAAGATATTTGCATTAATGATAGGCGGTGCAATATATTATCTCTTAAATGTTCCTGCAATTACCAACTTGGTAGAGCAGTTGAATTATGGGTTAGCACCTCAAGAAAACTTGTTTCCACGTATTGTAATAACGGAACGAAGCACACCAGAAAACTTTAAAGATGGGTATTCAATTTTGAATCATGATGTTGAAATAAACATTTATGCCTCAAAGGCAAAGGATGGCAATGGTGGTTTCTTACAAGCGTCAAACATAGCGGATGAAATAGAAACAATCCTTTACCGATACAAAGGCACAGTAAGTGGCAAAAGAATAGATCAAACATTACTAAGCAATCAGGAAATCTTATTTGATAATTCAAGCCAATGTGCAAGGGTGATAATGGAATATAGTATTAGACAAAATTTAACTTAAAAGAAAATGACAATAGAAGAATTAGTTGCACTCAAGGGTGGCAAATATGCAGATAACGGTGCAACGGTTACCGGAACAAATAGCACAAATTATAGATTTTTAGTTGTTAATGATGATGTGGTTTTTACCGCATTAACAGACACAGACGATAATGATATTGTAGCGGAATGGGGTATTTCTGGAAAGACTATCACAAGCGGTATGGTGTTAGCACCTGCAAGCGGTAAACCATTCAAAACGGTAACAATCACAAGCGGATCTGTACTTTTAATCAAACTATAAATGTTTGGATTCGGGTATCAATATAGTGCCATAAAAGGCGGGGTGTCATTAGGCCAAATTATATTTGATGCCTATCGATTACGCGTTGAAAGTGATGGCGGAATTATAGAAAATGAAAACTGTGCGGTTAACGCAATAAAACAATTAACAAGAATATGAGTTTATACGATGACGCGAGTTTAATCCTTTACCCTTCGGGCTACAAAGAGGATAAAATATATAGTTTAAAACCAACCGACGGAAGCGGCGATTTAACCTTTACAAGAGCAAGCACCGCAACAAGGGTGAATGCTGACGGGTTGATAGAAACAAGCCCAGTTAATATAGTTACTTATTCAAATGATTTTAGTAATGCAGATTGGACTAAAGTAGATGCCACAGAAACAAGTGGACAAACTGGTTATGATGGTAGTTCTAATGCTTGGTTATTAACTAAAAGTGCGGCTAATGGTCGTATTCAAGAACTATTAACGTCAATTGGTGTAAATACATATAGTTTATATGCTAAAGCAAATACCTTAAATTATATGCGATTACGAGTTGAAGGCACAATAAATGTATCTTGTTTTTTTGATTTCATAAATGGAACAATTCACAATAACGATGGTATTGATGCTACTATGACTAATTTAGGTGGCGGATGGTATCGTTGTTCTTATAGTTTTTCAACTTCGGTAGACAGAATTTCAATATATCCAGCCGATGGGAATAACGATGTAAGCGGCACAAGCGGTTCAATCTACATCCAAGACGCACAACTAAACATCGGTGCAACCGCTAAACCTTACTTCCCCACCACCGACCGCTTAAACGTTCCCCGAATAGACTACACTGGTGGAGGCTGCGGTAAATTACTTTTGGAGAGCCAAAGAACGAACTTGGCTTTGTATAGTGAGCAGTTTGATAATGCTTATTGGACTAAATTAGGTGCAACTATTACGGCAAACGCCACAACTTCACCAGATGGAACGCAAAACGCAGATAAACTTGTAGAAGGCTTAGGTTTTGTGCAGCCATCTTTTTATCGTACAAATATTGCAAATTCAAACACTACTTACACAAAATCTATTTATGCAAAATCGGGAGAAAGAATATGGTTGGTTACGAATATAGGCAATGGTATCAATTCTGCAAGAGCTTGGTTTAACTTAAGTACTGGTGTAGTTGGAACTGTAAATGCTGGTCTTACGGCTCAAATACAAGACGCTGGCAATGGTTGGTATCGTTGTACTATTACACGAGAAGTTGTTGCCTTTGCAAGTAGCGTAATAGAATTCCAAATTGCAACAAGTGATGGAGTTGAGGGTTATACTGGTAACGGCACAAGTGGATTATTTATTTACGGATGTCAATTTGAAGCTGGAAGCTACGTTTCATCCTACATCCCAACCCTTGCAAGCAGCGTGACAAGATTGGCAGACACTTGTTCAAAGACTGGGATTAGTGATAAGATAGGGGCAAGTGAAGGAGTTTTGTTTACTGATTTTGTTTGCAATGGGTTTCAAGATTATGGAACGCCACTTTGTGTAAATGATGGAACGACAAATAATTATATTTGGCTAACGACTTTTGGGAATGGAACATTGAGGGGAGAAGTTTACGGGAGTGGTACGGTACAAGCGACATTTTCAATGAGTGGCGCAGTAGTTGGTCAAAGGTATAAAATGGCACTTGCTTACAAAGCCAATGACTTTGCAATGTATGTTAATGGCGTACAAATTGGCACAGATTTAAACGATACAATTCCAAGTAATTTAAGT